GCCGCGGAGCTGGCCGACGTGGTCAACGTCACCGAGCAGGTGATCGGGCTTTTCGGGCTGGAGACCGACTTCAAGGTCGCGCGGCACGAGGGCATCCACAAGACGCTGCGGCGCATCAGAGAGGAGCAGGACGATGAGGTATGAGCTTTCGCTGACCGGAGGCACCTTCGCGCCCGCCGTCGAGGACTTCGACCGCAAGCTGCTCCTGCTTCTGGACATGATGCGGTCCCGGGGGCTGGACGAGGGCGACGTGACGCTCAAGATCTCGGTCGAGATGGTGCAGGCGCACCCGATGGACGAGGACGGCGTAGTGCATGACCTGCTGTGCCCGGTCTTTAAGTATGAGACCGCATACCGGACCGCGCAGAAGGACAAGAGCACAGGCAGGATCGGAGCGGACCTCGTGCTGCGCGTGACCGATGGCGGCGCGATGGAGCTGCGCGACCGGGAAGAGGATACGATCTTCGACATGGTGGAGGGAGGTGAAAAGTGATGTATATCTGCACGATCAGCGAGCACGACGAGGCGCAGGGCTGGGTGTGCCCTATGCAGGACCCCAATGAGCCGGTCGAGCGCTGCGAGGACTGCGCCTTTGGGAGGTGGCAGGACGATGACGGATGAGGAGATGGCCGCCTTTGTCGGGCGGTACTACGCCCGCGCGGTGCGGCGCGAGCCGGACGCGGAGCAGATGGCATTTTTCCGCAAGACCGTGCAGAGCGGCCTGCGCCCCGCCGAGCTGATGGCCGCGATCGACTACGCGGTGTCGGTCGTTGGCTTCGAGGGCGTCGCGCGCGACTACTGGCCGCACGTCCAGGCCGAGGCACGGCGGATCTGGCGCGAGATGAGAGCCGCCGGCTTTCTCGACAGACAGGAAAACCCCAGCCCGTGACGGGCTGGGGTTTGAGGACTATTAACTTTATTGCTCTGCCTTAAAGATGAGCGATTCGAAGTATGCGGCAAGTGTGATTTTCTGCTGTGCGGCTGCACGGCGCGCCTTTTCGATGGCGGCGGCGCTGATTGAGAGCGACAGCGGAACGCGGGTATTGTCCTCTTCGTCGATCAGGCCAAAGAGGCTCTGATACTGATCAGCATCGAGGTGCTCTTCGGCCCATTCGCGCGCTTCCTCATAGGTCAGCGGCTCTATTGCGTCCTCTACACCGCGATAGCCTTCGCGGTAAATGAAGTATTCGCCTGTGCGCTTACGGTACAGAGTCTGTCCGTAGTACACATCAGCGACCGAGCCGCGGTCGATCCGGTTCGATACCGCTTTCGCAGTATCGGTGTCGTACAATTTTCCGGCGATAATCTTTTTCATGGTTTTTCCTCCTCTTAATTCTCGGTGCGGTCGATCCACTGCTTGGAATTGGCGTCCCATACTTTATTTGCTCGGAGTGTGCTCATTACGAGATCGTGCAGGTGATCAAAATCGAGCTGACCGCCCATATTGATGACGTGCTCTGCATTTTTGAACTGCTCGCTTTCGCAGCAACAATTCAAAAAACGGCGGACCTCATCGACCTGTGCGTATGTGTAGCCCGCCAGCTTTTCGCCGTGGCCGGCATCGTAGGAGTCCAACTTGCGAATGTAGTTCTCCATATTGTCGAGGTTTGCGAAAGCCTCGTCGAGGATATCATACGCCCAGCTGCACTGCTTTTTGGAACCCTTGGTAAATGTAAGAACTTCTCGGATACTCATTTTTATTTCCTCCTTGATTGGTGGATTCTGTTCCCTTTTCTATGGTTTTATTATATCATAGACTTGCAATGAAGTCAAGTAAAATACAAATTAAAATAAACTCTATATATACAAGAATTGCAATATATTTTGTGTAATCTGCTATATCTCTGAGCGCAGGCGCGGGAGCCGGCTCGGGGAGCAATATGCCCGCGGCCGGGGATCTTTATGCTTGCATAAGCCAAGGCTGCAGGGCAACCCGGAATAAAGGTGAATTATGTTATATCAAAAACAGGAGTGCAACGGTGCGCTCTATCAGATGTGTTTATATTCCATGGGCACGATGCCGGGCATGTCACCCAGGCAGAGGGCGGGCAGACGGCGGACAACCGAGAAGGCCAAGCAGGAGATCAACCGGCGGCAGCGCAAGTGGCGGCTGATGCAGCTCATCAACGCGAATTTTGTGAGCGGTCGGGATCTGTTTGTGTGCCTGACGTATGCGCCGGAGGCGTCCAGAGCGCGGGCTTTGGAGAAATTCCACGCGAAGATGAAAAAGGCGTATGCCAAGATTGGCCTTACCTACAAATACATAGCGGTAACGGAAGAACATGACATGGACGGTGAGCCGGTGCGGCTGCATCACCACCTGATCCTCAGCGGCGCGCACAGCGTGCCGCTGGCCGAGGTGGTGCGTGATTGCTGGGCTTCCGGTCTGGCCGATGTGCGCACGCTGCGCGAGGGTGCGGACTTTTTCGAGGATACGGCTATCTATCTGCTCAAGGAGGATTGTCACAAGGGCAAAGGTGCGCGGCGATACTCCACAAGCCGCAATCTGATCCCGCCTGCAGAGCCGGTAAGGCTCAGACTGGGCGAGGAGGAGGAGGCCGAAGTGCCGCCCGGCGTGAAGATCATCGAACATGTGCAGAACGCGAATGAGTTCGGCCGGTATGAGGTTATGGTCGGCCGCATTTACAACCAGGCGGCGTTTAGCGCATGGTGGCAGATACAGCGGCGCAGGGCTGCTCCCGATCCGTGGGAACGGCTGCGCAGGAGACGGCAAAGAAAAGTTTAAGATATCGGCGGCTGGGTCCGCCTGACAGCCTTGTAGGGGGTCTAACAATTCCCCTGCGGTTTATCGGAGAGGTTCGGACAAATGAATACAGATTGTAATCACATTACTGTTTGTACTCTCTCAAAGGACGGAGCGCGCGGAAGCGCGTAACAGTCACGGCAGCAAGGCGGGAAATCTGCTCGGCAGGAGGTGCAGTACGGCACAATGACAAAAGACAGGTTAAAACAGGTGGAAAGCCTGGTCTGTGAACTGGAAGAAGAAAGAGAACGGTTTGCGCGGGAGGCGCGGCACCACAAGCGGATCGAGGAGACTTACGGCGTTGGCTGTCTGTTTGGCCGGGATGCACTGGACGCGGCACGCGATCGGCTGCAGGCCATTGAGGCCGAGTGCCAGGATGAGCGCGACACGGTGCGGCAGTGGATCGACAGCGTTTCCGACTCCATGACGCGGCGCGCCCTGCGGCTGCGGTATCTGGACGGGAAGAGCTGGAGCGAGTGCGCCCGGCGGATGGGGTACGCGGATGAGAGCGGACCGCGCAAGCTGGTGGAGCGATACCTGCGGATTAGGTGACGGCATGCACCCTGTCCGCTTTGCTGTGCCCTGCGGTGTAAAAATAGGGCATGCCCCAACGTGCAGGAGCGGAAAAACGGCGGAAACGTAAAAATAGAGTCGGTTTTGCGTTATATTTACAAGCGTAAAGGCAAGTCAAGAATGTAAACTTTACAAACTATCAACAGGAGTGTGGACAAAATGAAAATTGGCTATGTGCGTGTGTCAACGGTCGAGCAGAACGAGGCGCGGCAGGTGGAGGCGCTGCAGAAACACGATATTGAGCGTTGGTACATTGAGAAGATCAGCGGCAAAAATCTGGATCGCCCTAAGCTGCAGGAGATGCTCGACTTTGCGCGTGAGGGCGATACCGTGTATGTGCTCGACTGGTCGCGTATCAGCCGCAGCACGAAGGACCTGCTGGAACTGGTTGATCGGCTCGGCGCGAAGGGCGTGCACCTGTACAGCCTGAAAGAAAACTTTGACACCTCGACACCGCATGGACGTATGGTGCTGACCATTCTCGGCGCAATCAATGAATTCGAACGAGCAAACATGCTCGAACGCCAGAGGGAAGGCGTTGCGATTGCCAAGCGGGAGGGCAAGTACAAAGGAAGGAAAAAGACGGAGATTGACGATGTTGCCGGTGCATATCATGACTGGGTAACACGGCACAAGAGCAAGGCGACGATCGCGCGGGAAAACGGGATCAGCAGGCCGACACTGGATCGGCTGCTGAAAGAGTACGAGCGGGAGGTTGTTGCAAAATCGAATAGCTGAAAACACAAGCGCTTAGGCGGGCTGTATGGCTCGGCTGAGCGCTTTTTTGCTGTCAGAACAAAGTTGTCCGTTTTGTCCGATTTTCCCGATTATACTTGTATTCAGCAAAACAAGACACGCGCGGGAGGTGATTGGATGCAGCAGCGCGGGAGTAAGTATGACCAGAAGTTCAAAGAGGAGGCGCTTGCGCTCGTGGCGAGCGGCGTCTCGATCACAAACGCCGCCTGCCGGCTGCGCATTCCGAAATCGACGCTCGCGGACTGGGTGCACACCCAGAACGAGGGAGACGAGGACGGCATTGCCGCAAGGCGCGAGATCCGCCGCACGCAGATCAAGCGGTGCAACAAGGTCGTGGACGATGTTGTTCGCTCACTCGGCCGAAAGGCTGCCGCGACGCTCAGCGAGATGAAAGACCTGGACAAAGGCCTTGCGATTGTCCGCAAGGCTGCGAAGGACGGCTGTATCTCGCTGGATCCGACTCAGGTCGAGCTGTTCGGCAAGATCATGACGAACTACACCGGCACCACCCTGCGCGAGCTGTCCGGCACGCTCAAGGATGTGATGGAGCGACAGGAAGCACTCGAGGCGCATTTGAACGAGGGCGAGAACGCAGGCGCGCAGATCTCCTTCGTGTCTCCGGATGAGGAGGCGTTCGCGGAATGAAGCAGCTCGTTTTCAAGGAACCATACCCCAAGCAGCGTGATTTCCTGCTCAGCCGCACGCGATACACCGCTTACGGCGGCGCGCGAGGCGGCGGCAAGAGCCACGTTGCACGAATGAAGGCCGAGCTGCTCTGTCTGCGGTACAGCGGCATTCAGGTGCTTTTCATGCGAAGGACATACCCCGAACTGAAAGAAAACCACCTGCTGCCTGCGATGCGCGAGCTGAACGGCGTGGCCAAGTACAACGGCACGGACAAGGCGTTCGTCTTTCCCAACGGGGCACGGCTCAAGTTCGGCTACTGCCGGCATGACAGCGACCTGTCTCAGTATCAGGGTCAGGCTTACGACGTCATTTTCCTCGAGGAGTGCACGCAGTTCCCTGAGAAGGTCTTTACGACCATGACCGAGAGCAACCGCTCGTCCGGCCTGATGGACGAGTTCTTCCCGCCGCGGATGTACTTCACGTGCAACCCCGGCGGCGTGGGGCACGCCTGGTTCAAGCGGCTGTTCATCGACCGTGATTTCGTCAAGAAGGAAAAGCCGGAGAATTATCTCTTTATCCAGGCGAACGTCTACGACAACAAGGCGCTGATGCGCAACTCGCCGGAATATGTGAACGCACTCGAAAATCTGCCCGAGGACCGCAAGCGGGCGATGCTGTACGGCGAATGGGACGTATTTGAGGGGATGTATTTCCCTGAGTTCCGTCGCGAGACGCATGTTTGCGAGGCATTCCCCATCCCGGACCACTGGACGCGGTACAAGGCGCTCGACTACGGCTTTGATATGCTCGCGGTCGGCTGGTTTGCCGTGGATGAGAACGGCACCGCGTATCTGTACAAGGAATACTGCGAGGGCAAGGATTTGGGAGAAGGACACGATGGACTTATATTATCTGACGCGGCTAACGCCATCCTGGAGCGCTCGGACGAGTTGGAACGCGATGCGATCACCTTTGCACCCCCTGACCTCTGGAACAGGAGACAGGACACCGGACGCAGCGCGGCAGACCGCTTTGCGGAATGCGGTGTGTTTATGGAAAAAGCGAAAAACGGCCGCGTACTCGGCTGGCTCGACCTCAAAGAATATTTGAAGGTACGCAAGGACACCGGCAAGCCGAGTCTGATGATCTTCTCCAACTGCACGCAGACCATCAAGAGCATTCCGATGCTGCTGCACGACGAGAAGCACCCGGACGATGTGGCAAACGAGCCGCACGAGTACACCCACCCGGCGGATATGCTGCGGTACTTTGTGGCCGGCCGTCCGATCGCGGCAAGCGAACCCAGAGAGTACAACGAACTGACTACCGAGGAGGAAATGGGAAATGTATTTAGCTATTAGTGCCGTTGCGGCGATGTGCGCTTTTCTGGCGGCTGTGCAGACCCGAAACGCCAAGCGTTTGGGCACGGATCTGCGTAAGAAAACCATGGAGGCGGAATCTTTTCAGCTTGCTTCGCAGGCAAACGAGCAGCGGCTCGGAGCGGAAAAACTTGTGCATGCACAGCTTGTGGAGCGCTGCACCAAGGTTGAGCAGGCCCTGCGGGAGAGTGAGGACACCGGCTGCCGTCTGCGGCAGGAGCTGCAGACTGAGCGCAGGAAGTTCAAGGAGCTGCAGGAAGAACTCGACTCCACCAAGGATGCACACGACGCGGCAATCAGCGCGATGTGGAGCGCCCGCAACGAGGTTGATAATCTGGGGCAGGAGATCGGCAAGCTGACCGAGGCGCTGAACACCGAGCGGGAGACCGCAGAGCACTGGAAAGAGGAATTCCACAAGGAGCAGGCGTTCCGCCTGAGCACCGAGGGCCGGATTATGCGTGAGGTGAACAATCTGCTGCGCTATGATGGCACCGCCAACGGGCAGGAGGAATTGAGCGATGAATGAGCAGAAAACCACGCTCACGGCTGACAGGGTGCAGGCCGAGTACGAAGAGGGTGTGCAGTACAACACAGGCCTCGGCCTGTACGAGAATGTGAAGCAGTGCGAGAACTTTGTGGAGGGCAAGCAGTGGGAAGGGCTCAAGAGCAAGCACCTGCGGCCTATCACGATGAACGTTCTCGACCCGATCGTGCATTACAAGGTGGCGCAGATCGTTTCCAACGATGTGGATCAGGAGGTTGAGCCGTTCCTTCCGGATGAGCAGGCCGAGTATGCGGCGAAAATCCTTGAGCAGAGCATTGACCGCGTGGTGGAGCGCACCAAGCTGAAAAGTAAGCACCACATGGTGCTGCGCGACGCCTGCGTGGATGGTGACGCGGCGCTGTATTTCTACTTTGACGCAAGCAAGCAGTCCGGTTTTGGCGGGGTGCAGGGTGAGATCTGCGCCGAGCAGGTGATGAACACGAACATTCTGTTCGGCAATCCGAGCAATTCCAACGTGCAGGAGCAGCCGTACCTTATCATTGTGCGCCGCAGACCGGTTTCTGAAATCCGCAAGGATGCAAAGCGGCTCGGTTGCAAGGACTGGGAGAGCATTGAGTGCGAGTCCGACGGACTGTACAAGGGTGATGACGAGCAGAATAACAGCGACAGTCTCGGCAATGAGCTGGTCCGCTTTTGGAAAAGCGAGGACGGCCGCGTGCACTACTGCCGCTCCTGCGGGCGCGTGATGATCGAGCAGGATGTGGCAACCGAAATGACGCTGTATCCTGTGGCGTATCTCAGCTGGAAGCCGAGAAAGAACTGCTATCACGGCGTGATGGAAGTAAAACCCTTGATCAACACCCAGATTGAGATCAACAAGCAGTGGACGGCGTTGGCGTTGATGCTCAGGAATAACGCCATGCCGAAATTGATATACAACAGAAACAAGTTCCCCAAGGGATGGGACCCAGATGCGACTTCCATCGGCGTGACAGGCGATGTGAAGGACGCGCTGACCGGCGTTGCAGGCTCGATGCCGATCCCGACCGAGGCCACCGGCATTACGTCCACCATGACGGACGCCCTCAAAAGTGTTGCCGGCGCGAATGACGCCGCGCTCGGCAACGTCAAGAACCCGGAGAACAGCAGTGCGATTGTAGCGGTACAGACCGCGAACGCGGCGCCGCTTGCGCTGACCAAGATCGCATATTACCAGTTTGTCGAGGACTACGAGCGGGTGCTGATCGACATGATGCATGCCTATTACGGCATGCGTCAGGTCAAGATCACCGACGAGGTGACAGACGAGACCGGCGAGACGCAGGAGCAGACGCTTGTGGAGATGTATGACTTCTCAAGCCTGCCGGTGGAGGCCCTCGACCTAAACATCCATATCGGCGAGGCGAGCTACTGGTCGAGAATTCTGCAGGTGTCCACGCTGAACAATCTGCAGACGGCGGGTGTTATGCCCAATATGGTTGAGTTTCTTTCTCGTATGCCGGAAGGCAGCGTAAAGGATCAGGAAGGACTGGTCGAGGCTGCAAAGAGAGTGCAGCAGCAGGCCAGCATGCAGCAGGCATTACAGCAGGGAGGTTTGACAAATGGATAACAACAATGAGAGCAAGGCGGAGCGCTTTATCCGCGTGGCAGAGCCGCGCGTGGGTCGAGCGTGCAAGGCTATCAGTCTGATCGGCAATTTTGCGACCGGTGACTATGAGTACACCGAGCAGCAGGTCGATGCGATGTTTGCCGCGATGCAGGAGGCGCTGGACACGGCGCGCGCGAAGTATCGTAAGGGTAAGGAAAGTAAGTTCCGGTTTTTGAGGTGAGAATATGAAGTACACAGTTGTTTTGGATTTCGATGGTGTTATTCATAGTTATTCCTCTGGCTGGCGGGGTAAGACCTGCATTCCGGATCCGCCTGTGCCTGGTATCCGCGAGGAAATTTATAAAATGCGGCAGATTTACCGCGTTGTCGTTGTTTCTACTCGCTGCGACACGCAGGATGGCATGGATGCGGTGAAGGCATATCTGAAACAGAACGGCATTGAGGTAGATGCTGTAATGAAGGAAAAGCCGCCTGCTGTTGCGTACGTTGACGATCGTGCAATTTGTTTTGATGGACAGGCGGATGGATTGCTCAAAAAGATTGTAGATTTCAAACCGTGGACTGATAAATAGGAGGTACGGCATGAAAACTTTTGAAGATTTGGCGCTGAAAGATGTAGCGCCTCTGACGGAGAGCACGGACTATAAGGATCGTTTCCTTGGTGAATTTCTGGAAACAAAGATTCGCTATAATAAGCTGCACAAGATGCTTATTAAAGCAGAAGCACACAAACTGAATTTTACGCCGGATTGTCCGCTTGATTTGCTGATTGAGCAGCAATTTCACATGGGTAATTATCTGCACGCGATGGAAGTTCGTGCAGAGTACGAGGGGATTGACCTCGGTTACTGCATTACGCGCCTTTTACGTGATTTGGAGAATGCAGATGGCGGCTGCTGCGTGGAAACAGAGGACCCCACGAGATATTAACACCCCTGTTCCGGCGTTCGGACGGGCGGGAGCTGACCTCACCCGCCCATTGATTCCCCTTATTTCTTTCTGATGGCGGGCACCCTCGTTCGGGTCGAGGGCGTCCGTCCGAGCGCCGGAAACACTTTTTTTCTTCTGTTCGGGGCTGTGACGGGCAGGGCAATGCCTGCTCGAGCTTCGACCTTTGGCGGCAGGTGAGTTTTGTGATATTTCCTCGCCTGTCCGTCAGAGCCCCGAACAATATGTGCGGTGTAGCTCAACGGTAGAGCAGCCTCTTTCTAAGGGGTGTTACATTGACGATACTTCATGCGTAGATGCAACGGCCAGTCACCAATGCTAAAACGTATGTATGGTGCTGGTTCAAGTCCGGCCACCGCACCCGACTTTATATTTTCCTGCACTGCGGCGGGCGTGGGCGTTTTTGCCATATCACCCTCGTCCGGGTTCACCTCTTTTGATGTAGCGTTATGAAAACGGGTGGGTGCACTGCTTACGGAACGGCGGTGCGTCCGCCGGAGTGCAGGAACGCACGATAAACACACGATAAACACACGGCAATGAGACGAAAGTCTTTTGCATATAGGAGGATTGTCTAAATGGATTGGAAAACCAGCAATCATATGGACGGAAGCGAGATCCGTGACAGTATCGGTTTACAGTATTTTGCCGAGGACGGCAATACATCCGACACCGGCGCGGACATGGACGGTTTTAACGGCGACGATTTTCTCGCGGCGCTTGAAGGCAATGACGATCTGGAAAACCAGCAGACCGCCGCCGAGGGCGAGGAGGAGACCGTGCAGGACGGTGCGGAAGACCAGCGCACCGAAGAGCAGCAGGAAGAACCGGAGAATCAGCCGCCAGAGGGCGGCGAAGTACCGCCGGAGACGGTGGAACAGCCGGTGCAGACCGTGCCGCTCGTCTACAACGGACAGCAGATCCTGCTGCCGGCAGACGCAGTGCAGGCGCTGACCGGTGCGCTCGGCGCGAACCCGGTCGAACTGCTCCAGAAGGGCATGAATTATGACCGCAAGGCCGAGCGGGAAATGCGCGTTCTGGATCAGTACGCCGAGGCCGCTGGCATGAACCGGCAGCAGTACCTTGAACAGCTGGAGGGCGCACGCAATGAGCAGCTGCTTTCGGCAGAAATTGAGAAGTGTCGCGCAGAGTTTCCGGAAACCCCGGATGCGGCGCTTAAAGCAATCGCCGAGGGCCGCATGGCTTCCCAGCGTGCAGCCGCGGCACAGGCCGCCGAACAGCAGCGGGCGGAGCTTACCGCCATGCAGCAGCGCATTGATCAGACTGTTGAACAGGCACGAGAAGAAGCCGATGCACGCGCGTGGGAAGAATATGTTTCACTCTCTGGCGTGAAAAGTTTCGAGGAAGTGCCAAAACGCGTGCTTGAATTGGTGCAGCAGGAAGCTATGACGCCCGTTGCCGCGCACTGGCGCTATCAGGCTGAACTGAATCAGCAGGCGGTCAGGATCGCAGAGAAGAATCAGACAAACAGACAGACAAGCCCCGGAAGTGTGGCAGGAAATGAGAGTGACACCTCTGATCCGTTCCTGCGCGGACTGTTGGGACTGTGAAGCTAAAAGGAGTGACAACACTTTATGGCAATCAATCTTACGACTAAATATGCCTCTACTATTGAGAAACTGTATACCCACACCTCGTTCCTGCGCGCTCACTGCAAGGCGAACGTGGAGATGACCGGCGCGAAAACCTGCCGCGTATATATGCTGAACACCACCCCTGTTGTAGACTACACCCGCAACGGCAACAGCCGATACGGCGAGGTGAAGGACGTACAGGACACCGTTGTTGAGTACATGATGACGCAGGACAAGTCCTTTACCGGCGTTGTTGACAAGGGCGATGAGAGCGAGCAGGCTATCAGCAACAAGAGCGGCCAGTGGCTGCGTCAGCAGATTGCAGAGCAGTGCGTGCCGACCGGTGACAAGTACGGCTTTGCGCGTATTGCAAAGCTCGGCCACATTGCAGGCGTAACCGCAGAGCCGACCAAGAGCACCATTGTTACCATGGTCTACGACGCGGCAACCTACATGGACGAGCACCTCGTACCGGAAAACGGCCGCGTACTGTTTGTACGCGCTAAGGATTACCCAAAGATTATCCTGTCTGACGAGTGGCACGGCCTGGATTCGCTGGCTGGCAAGCAGCTGCCGACCGGCACGGTTGGCCAGATCGCGGGCTTTACCGTAGTTAAGGTGCCGAGCAATATGTTCCCGACCGACGTTTACATGGTTGCGGCGCAGGAATCCGCGCTTGCGTTCCCGTACCGTATCAATGACACCAAGATTCATCAGGACCCGCCCGGCATTTCCGGTGCGCTGATCGAAGGCCGCCAGACCTACGACCTGTTTGTACTGGCCAGCAAGGCGGACGCCGTTGTGGTTATCGGCAAGGATGGCAGCAAGCAGGCGTGCACCGTAGCGATTGCTTCGCACAGTGCGACCGTTACGGCGGCAGACGCGGACGAAATCTGGTACACGCTGGACGGCTCTGACCCGCGCTTCTCGGCAAACCGCAAGACGGTTGCCAGCGGCGGCACGGTTGCCACCAAGGCGGGCGAGACCATCAAGGTCGTTGCGTTCGGCAAGGTCGGCAAGCTGACCTCGGATATTGCTGAGGCTACCGATAAGTAAAGACCCAGGAGGGCGGGCGGCTGCCCGCCCTCTGTTTGTTAGGAGGTGAGAGCGTGGCGACGACTATTAAACGCATTTACACGCTGGCACTGGCGAAAATTATTGAAGCACCCGGCACGGATGTTGATTACGACAGCTATTCGCCGCCGCTGCTGGACAGCCTGCTTGTGGAGGCGTTACCGTACGAGAACGCCATCCGCGCGCAGCGCGGTGACGAGGAGCTGACGAGCGTGCCGGAGATCAGTGCCATCGACGAGACTGTTCTCGACTGGGACGACAGGATCACGCGTGTTGCGCTTCCCTGGGGCCTGGCCGGTGCTCTCTTGTTTGACGATGAGAACCGCAAGGCGGAAAGCGTGATGTTCCGGAATGAGTTTGTTTCGGCTCTGGAGGACGCTGCGCCCGCTGTGCCGGATTACGAGGAGGAGTAAGACATGCCGCGTAAGGTAACGGTGCCGGATTTTATGGAATCCGAGGAAGGCACCAAGCATTACAAGCGATTTAGAGGTTTGGACTACTCCACGGATGAGACCCAGATCGACGATGGACGCTCTCCGCGCGCGGTGAACGTGATTGCAGATGAGGGCGGCTTTCCTGAGCGGCGCTATGGCTGGCGCACCCTGCTGCGGTTTACCGATGCGGACGGCAAGACCGTTCCTGTTGCCGGAATTTTTCCCTATGAGAACGACAATGACGAGGAAAACCTGACGCTCATTGTTCATGCGGGCAGCAAGCTGTATGCGGTGAAGCTGGACGCAGACTACAAGGAAGTTGCGAACAGCCGCAAGGAGCTGCTCGACAAGCTGAACAGCGGCGGCCGCAGTCAGGGCTTTTATATGCACGGCAAGCTGTTCATTCTGACCGGTGAGCACTACGTCGTTTACGACGGCAAAACTGCCGTACACGCGGTAGACGATAACGCCTACTGCCCGCTGACCAGCTATCAGCGCAAGGCGACAGGCGGCGGCGAGACCTACGAGAACGTTAATATGCTGTGCAAGTGGCGCAAGAACCGCTTTATCGGAGACGGCACAAGCACGACCTATCAGCTGGACGTGACCGGCATTGACAAGGACTGCACGCCGACGGCGGCCTACCTCAACGGCAGTGCAATCCCCGTGAAAAGCTACGATGCGGAGAAGGGCACGGTGACGTTTGAGACTGCACCGAGCGCGCCGGAGAACGCCGGTATCTCCAATTTTGAAGTGAAGTTTGCCAAGACCACCGAGGACCGGAAGAAGATCCTCGGCTGCACCATCTTTGCGATTTACGGCATGGACGGCAGCAGCAACCGTGTTTTTGTTTCCGGCAACAAGGAGAACGCGGCTATGGAATGGTTTTCCGGCCTGTCTGACCCGACGTATTTTCCGGATATCAATTACAGCGTGGTGGGTTCGAGCGATTTTCCGATTATGTGCTATCTCAAGGCGCAGGGCGAGTTGTTACTCATCAAGAAGGACAATCGACAGGAGGGCACGATCTGGCACCATTCCGGCGCGATGCTGAACAATGTGGCAACCTTTCCGCTGAAAGAGGGCGTGCCGGGTTACGGCGCGATTGCCAAGTATTCCTCGGCGAACCTCAACGACGATCCGCTGTATCTCAGTCCGCGTGGTGTATATGCCCCGACCACGACCTACTACAACAACATGCAGGTGCGGCAGTTATTCTGCCGGTCGAGGCGTGTCAACCCCAAGCTGTGCAAGGAGCGCAGACTTGCGGACGCTGTAGCCGCCTGCTGGCGCGGCTGGTATGTGCTTGTGATCGACGGCTGCGCGTATGTGGCAGACGGCAATCAGGACAAAAGCGACAACGGCTATGAATGGTACTTCTGGACGAACGTGCCCGCAAAGGTGCTCTGTTCACACGAACAGGCGCTGTATTTCGGCACTGAGGACGGCAGAGTTTGCCGGTTTAATGACGATCTTGTAGATGAGAACAATGACATTATGATGAACGCGTTCTCGGACGACGGCGCGGCCATTCACACCGAGTGGGCTACCAAGCTCGACACGATGAACACGCCGATGATACTGAAAACTATGCCCAAGCGCGGCAGCGGCGTACACTTGAAGGCGTACACGCGCAGTGCGGTTGAGATTTGGGTAAGACTCGAAACCGACCACGGAACGCTCATGAAGCGCGTGACAGCGGATCGGCTGAATTTTCATTATATCAGCTTTGAACGGTTTCCGTTCGGAACGGTGGTCAACTCCATTATCCCGTTTCTTTTCAAACGAAAGGGCTGGAAGGCGATTCAGGTCATTCTGCAGTCCGACACAGTGGACGAGGGCTTCGGTGTACATGAGGTTGTCATTCGGTACTTTATCGCTAAGTACGCAAAGAGACAGTGAGGTGAGGACATGACGTTTGATGAAAGCAAAATTTCGGCCGAAAAGGCGGCAGAGACCGGCGTGCAGAGCCAGCCGGACGCGCTGACCGGCTCGGCCGAGGAAAACAAGAAGGTTTTCGATCTGCTGCCGCTGCTTATTATCGAGAGGCTTAACAAGCTGATCGAGGCATTGCAGGCCGCAAACAGCGCCGGACAGATCGGCGCGACCGAGTTTACCAATGTGACCGGCGGCACGGTGCAGGAGCAGCTGCAGAGCATCCAGAAGAACCTTGAGGACTACCGCAAAGAGGTAAAGGCGAACGGCGCGGAAAACGTCGGCATGACGCCGTTCGACGGCGTGAACGCAAACACCGTGCAGGCCGCGCTCGAGCAGCTGCAGGCTAACCTTGTGCGGTATATCAATGCTGTAAAATCCGCCGCGGGCGCGGGCAGGGTCGGCATTACGCCGTTTAAGGGCGTGACGAGCGGGACGGTACAGGCCGCGCTCGAGGAAATCCGCAGACAGATCGACGATGTAACGGCGGGCGTTATCCCGGACTACGGCGTGACCACCATCAAGCTGGCGCTGCAGGCCGTGACCGCCGATCGACTGGCGCAGGATGTGCTTGACATGATCGAGGCCGCAGAGCCGGCACGCAGTACCAATGAACTGGACGATTACACAATGGAGACCGGCTGCTTTATCAACGCCGGTGCGGGCTGGAACACGTTCAAGTTCCGCCATCCGTTTGAGGGCGTACCGGTTGTGACGGTGACGCCGAAGGAATTCAGCGGTTTTTGCGAGATTAAGAGCGTGACTGCGGAAGGATTCCTCTATTGCGTGCGCAAGCCGCAGCTGCAGGACGGCAGCGTGACAGAGGGCACAGTTACTACCGCGACCGGCTATATCGGCTCAGATACGGGCACTTCGCCCAGTCACAGCAAGGTCACCTATGTTTCCGGCGTGACGCTGCCGGTAATCTCGCTGCCAACATACGGCACAGTTACAACGGACGAGAAGATCGAAATGGATTATATCGCTATTGAGTTTGGAGGTGACGAGTAATGCTCAAGAAGATTCAGCAGGATTTCAGCTATTACTCGCATGAGTTTAAGGATAACTACCGAAAAGGCGTACACCGCCTGCGCACCATCCTTGCCAGCAGGGCACAGGCACAGGCGTTTGTGAGCAATGCAGGCGGCGTTGCGGTGGTGCTCGGCTATGAGCCGGAAACGCCGGACAAGAACGCACAGGAGCTGTATGCGCTGCTTGCGGCTTCGCCGTATATCGACGATGCGGCGCAGACGTTTCTCGGAAGCATTTACGAGGCAGGCGCGGAAAGTCAGGACGCGATGTATTCGGACAGCGCCCGCTGTCTGGAAATCCTGCACGATCCGGTTATGTCTCGCGCCGCAGGTGCCGGCACGGTAAGCGCCGGAAAATGGATCGCAACTCTGGCGGGACAGAGCTGTGCTGCCTACACGGGCATTGCGGCGGTTGCCGCAAGCGAAACCGCGATGACTGCCGTGGCTGCAAGTGAGACTGCAATGGCGGCGGTCGTCTGCAACGCGACGGCACTCAACGCTGTTGTAACCTCTCAGGTTGCACTCAATGCGGTCGTCTGCAACGCGACGGCACTCAACGCTGTTGTAACCTCTCAGGCTGCGATGAACGCGGTAGCTGCAAGCGAAACCGCGATGACTGCCGTGGCTGCAAGTGAGACTGCAATGGCGGCGGTCGTCTGCAACGCGACGGCACTCAACGCTGTTGTAACCTCTCAGGTTGCACTCAATGCGGTTGCCGCAAGCGAGACTGCGATGGCGGCTGTCATCGGCAACGCGACGGCGCTCAATGTGGTTGCAACCTCTCAGGCTGCGATGAACGCGGTAGCTGCAAGCGAAACTGCTATGACGGCGGTCATTGCAAACACCGCAGCGTTCAATACGGTGGTGACTTCTCATGTAGCGATGAACGCGGTAGCTTCGTCCTATGTGGCTGTGGCCGTAGTCTACGAGAGCGCGGTTGCGGTTGAAGCTGTCAAGGCAAACGAAACAGCCTGGGCGACCCTCACGGGAGCGACCAGCGCAGTTATGGGCAAGGCTGCGGCGAAGCTGGCCGGTTTGAATCCGGCGGACTATGCCGACATGACGGCCGTAGCGTCGTCCTCGACCGCTATGGCGGCGATCATCGGCAACGCGACGGCGCTCAATGCGGTCGTGTCGTCCCAGACCGCTATGGCGGCGATTGCAGCGTCGAGTACAGCTTTGAGTGCTATTGCTGCCAGCACAACGGCTTTAGACGCAATTTATGCGAAGAAAAAACGCATGAGCGGTGCCAGCGCAAGCCTGTCCGGCAAGTTTATTATTCTTCAGATTAGCAACGATAACGCTTTCGATACGTCTCAATACGGATATGCCACCCTGTCCGATGGCAGCAAGCCGAAGTGGGATAACTATAAGGGTAAATATGCTTACTTTAAGCAGTACAAAAAGATTGCTACCTACATGAAGAATGATACTGATAGAGATGATTGGATCGACTATTTTCAGTGCTGAGCAAGGACGCATTAACATTCTAAGACGTACCATTCAGCCATATGTAGGCGCTTATGAGCCTGTTTTAGCCGGATGATACGCCTGAATGCCGAAAAACAACCGAGACAGCCGGTGAATAAGGCATTATCTTCAATGTTACGTTCGCATTAGAATGTTAATGCGTAGCTGAGGGCGGCGATTTTAACAGGGGATATAGGTCACGCTGGAGGTAGAAGACCACCAGTAAATTGCCAAGGAAGATGTGAAAAATTTCCCCACATTTGTAGTGCCTGCGGGCTGGCTGGTTTGCGCCCCATCCAACTTGTACCAAGTAGATCCAGCCTCTCCACCGCTGTTTGCGTTGAAGCAACTGATTAGATATCCCATGCCATTGCGGATGGTACGGTTCTCCCAACCGTTTCCGTTGCCCTTTGTCACGGTTGTTTTCAAAGGGCTGGAGGTAAGGGCGTTCTTTGCCGTTGCAGAGTTCGTGATAGCTGTGCGGGCCGTGTTGGACGATGCAACGGCCGCCATAGCGGTCTGGGACGACACGACCGCATTGAGCGCCGTCGCGTTGCCGATGATCGCCGCCATAGCGGTCTGGGATGCAGCTACCGCTGCCATGTTGGCATAGTCTGCCGGCTTCAGACCGGCAGCGCCGACAGCATACTTTGCAGTTGCCATGTCGGATGCTGCGATTGCGTCCTTCGCTACCTGCGACTTCTCGATCGCCGCCATAGCGGTCTAATGCGCACAAAAACGCCCTTATTTTCGGGTTTCGTGTATAATGGAAGATACACCAAATCCGAAAGGGGAAACACGTTATGAACGCAAAAACAGAGCTTGCACACCGGATTTGCACAACATTTCCGGTTAGTACGCCGATCACCGTCGAGGCGGTGACGGCAATCCTCAAGGACTACATTATCATCAAAGACAGCGACGATCAGCGCAGCGATTTGAACCGGAGGATCAAGTATTACCTGGGTGCAAAGCGCATTGACGGACTGTCAGAACGAACCTTGAAGAACTACAAGAACAACCTCGAAATGTTTGCAGAGCGCATGAACAAGAGCGCGGCGAAGATCACCACGGACGATATTCGCGGGTATATTGGTTACCTCGCAGAAAGTCGGCATCTTGCCGAAACGTCACTGCAGACGCATATCAACACACTGCGGGCGTTTTTCGGGTGGCTGCATATCGAAGAGAAAATCAAGAAGAATCCCATGTCAAAGATAAAGTCCTTGAAATTGGACAAGAAGGGTGCCCGCCAGGCGCTGACGGTGGAAGAACTGGAACGCCTGCGCGATGCCTGCCAGGGCTACCGCGAAAAGGCGCTGGTTGAATTTCTCGTGTCGAGTGGCTGCCGATTGAGTGAGGTCGCACAGCTTAACGTGTCCGATCTTGACCTTATCGGCCGCACGGTGCGCGTCACCGGCAAGGGCGATAAGGATCGGCAGGTGTATTTCAGCGTTCGTGCAAGGCTTATGGTGCAGGAGTATATGGTATCCCGCAAGGGCGGCACCGGCTTGTTTGTGAGCAGCAAATCGCCGTACGAGCCGCTGAAACCTCGGGCGATACAGCGTATTATCCGCGCGATCAGCGAGAGGGCAGGACTGGAAAAGCACGTCCACCCGCACCTGCTCCGCCATACCTTTGCGACGCACGCGCTCAACGGCGGCATGGACGTCACTGTTATTCAGAAATTGCTGGGGCATGAGGACGTATCGACGACGCAGATCTATGCGGAGATGTCAGACGAAACAATAAAGCATCAGTACAATAAATACGTTGCGGCAAACTAAGCCGCGGAAAGGAGCACACATGAAAATCAACGGAATCAAGGCGCTGGACTATCAGTGCCAGGGCGACAGCCTGACGTTGACGCTGACCGAAACCGACTTTGAAACGGTGTCCAATTTGAACACCGCTCTGGTCGAGGTCCGCACCGATGACGGCGATCTGGTTGAGGCGCACGGCGGCTATGCGCTGCGTGCCATCACCTACGACAAGGACAAGCAGACGTATACTGTCGCTTGCACCACGGCCGCCGACGATACGACCGCGCAGGCGATCTCTCAGTTAGTGTCTAAGGTGGAGGAGCTGGAAACCAGCAACACCGCGCTCGCTGCACAGGTGGACTACATCAGCATGATGACCGATACGGAGGTGGCGTAAATGGCTAACTGGTTTGAGAAGATCAAGAAGTATTACGACGCCGGTCTGTGGACCAAGAAAATGGTCGGCAACGCGGTGGTGAAGAAGAAAATCACCGTCGAGCAGTACAAGGAAATCACCGGCGAGGACTACAACAAGTAAGAATCACCGGAATTTTTACACTTGATAGGGCAGAAGCCCGGAAAGGACAACATTATGTATCCCAACAACATCTACATCAAGCACTACGCAGAAGTGAAGAAGTACCCCGGCGATATTGGCGTACAGCTGGATCAGTACGACAACGCGCACCATCTCAAGCACAACGCGCTGCTGCGTGCCCAGTACAAGCACTGGCGCTCTGTGCAGACCGGTGTGCCGGAGCTGCTGAGCGTAGAGGACAAGCGTCTGCTGGGTATTTGATCATGCCGGCGGAAGTTATCACGGCGGCGCTCAGTCTGGTCGGTACGCTGGTTGGAACGCTCGGCGGCATTGCGCTGTCGAGCAACCTGACCAACTATCGAATCGAACAGCTTGAGAAAAAGGTGGAGAAGCACAACAACCTCATCACGCGCACGTATAAGCTCGAACAGGAGTTTGCCGTGATGGATGAGAAAGTGAAAGTGGCCAACCACCGCATTGACGATTTGGAGGATTTAGAACATGAAAGTTAATATTCCGGTACGCTTTCGCAATCCGTGGTTCTGGGTTGGCGTTGCGTCGGTTGCGATTACGGCGATTGGTGTTGACCCGCAGACGTTTACGAGTTGGTCGGCTGTGTGGAACGGTGCTGTTTCGGTGCTGTCTAATCCGGTGCAGCTTGTTACCATGTGTCTGGCTATCCTCAGCGTGTTTGTGGACCCCACCACGGCGGGCATCGGGGACAGCAAGACCGCGCTCGGCTATGACAAGCCGAACAGGGAGGAGTAAGGTATGCAGATCATCGAGACCAATTTGCCGACAAACGGCAGCTTCAAGCGCCGGAACAGCACGGATGAGATTATTCTGCACCATGCGGAAGCAAGCCGCGCGAGTGTGGAGGAGGTCAACCGCTGGCACCTGGAAAGAGGCTGGACGGGCATCGGCTACCACTTTTACATCCGCAAGGACGGCAAGGTGTACCGAGGCCGCCCGGAATGGGCGGTCGGCGCGCACGCGCAGGGGCACAACAGCCGCGCGATCGGCATTTGCGTCGAGGGCAGTTACATGTCCGAAACCATGCCGCAGGCACAGCTGGACGCGCTGAAAGGCCTTATCCGTACCATGATGGCGAAATACCCCGGCGCAAAGCTGTTACGGCACAAGGACGTAAACAGCACGGATTGTCCGGGCACGAATTTCCCGTGGGCAGAAGTGCAGAAGTACAACACCGAAACCACGGCAAAGAAGGAGGAAACCAAGATGACAGACAAGGAATTTGCGGCACATGAAGAACGCTATCAGGCGGAAAAGGCCAACCAGAAGCCGCATCCGTATGCTGCCGAGGCCTGGCAGGCGGCGACAGACGCCGGTATTATGGACGGAACCAAGCCGCAGAGTCCGCTGACGCGCGAACAGCTTACGGTGATCTTACAGCGTTTAGGTCTGCTCGGAAAGGGTGTGAAGTAAATGGGACTGGGTTCTATGCTGGCGGGTGCTGTTAAGGCGGCAGCTGCAGCGGCAAAGGCAAGCAAGAGCAGCTCCTCCGGCTCGTCTTCGGGCAGCTCGTCGGGTTCTTCCGGTTCGAGCGGATCCTCGTCCTCCGGCTCGTCCGGCGCGTCGATGGCGGCAACCGGCAAGGGCGGCAGCTACTCTATCGGCTCGGACAAGGGAAAG